CGAATATTCTGTGGTGGGAGAACTGGAAGAGGGCTACTGTTGCGAACCCCCATTGGAAGAGGGCACATGTTGCTTTGCCCTGCTGCCCCCGGAAAATAACGGACTATGTGACGATCCCGATGATGTCGTAGTTAATTGTGTTTGCGATAATGTAGATAGTGAACAAGATTGTACAGATAATTACCCGGGGCGTGATTTTCAGTCTGATATTGACGTTGTTGAAGGAGTTGCTGTTATGTTTTTGAGTGACGGTTTGGCAGGTGATCAAATCTGGGTACGCAATGCGGTGGATTCCTCGGGGTATATTAAAAGTGCATATTATACTGTTGGATTTGATATTGGTGCGGCAGGTGAAGAACTTTTAGAGTATATGTCATCAGGGACTAACGGGCATTATTTCCCAGCAAGTGATCTAGATACATTGAACTTAATTATTGACACTTTATTACAAGGTGATGATGATGGTGATGATGATGGTGATGATGATGATGGTGGTGGTTCTGGATAAATTAGTATTAGTCCTAAATAAAATAGAAAGGAGCAACTTATGGCTAATGGAGAATACAAAAGACCGACGCCAAAATACCTTATAACAATGGCAAAGGCTGCCAGGGATTTGAACTGGCACCAGGCACAAGGTATAGTTCCTACAACAACAATAAACCATTCATTGTTTGCATTTGTGGAGGATCGCGGTTGTGTAGGTGGGATGGTTGATAATTCGGAATGTCCCGATGATGATCCACTTTGCGAATGCCCCTGCCTAAATTTAAAACCAGACAATTTATTAGGCTCAGTAGCAGGGGCTGAACCCACAGATGATGAATTATTCGAAGCATTTAAAGAAACCAAAGAATGCAATCTGATACACGAAGTACTGGGGGAAAGTTACCTTGGTTGTTTTTGGGATTCACCCGACCATCCCTCCAGTTGCGGCTGTCCTTGTGTTGGTGAAGATTTTAAAAAATATGTTGAATATAACCAAACAGATGCAACATACTGGAATACACCGAAGACCACTCCACTATGGCGAAATGCTCAAATGACGCTCATGAGTTCCCAAAAAATGAGAATTATATTGAATGGGGATTTGACATTGCGCCCTGGTAAACCCATTACAATTGTAAACAAAACTCCCGGATCTGATAAAAACGATAGAATGCAAAGATTTACTGGGAGGTGGTTGGTGACGGATATTGAGCATATGATCACATCAACAAGTCATAAAATGGATGTGATACTTAGTAGAGATAGCACAGGAACAGATCCCAATGAATCTGAAAAACTTGGGGTATTTGAATCATTATCCAATTTGCTTGGTTCTTTGTTTGGGTTTGGGTGATTGTTTATTTGATTTTACTATACATATATAAACCAAGGAAAACATTCAATGCCAGTAAACCAATATTCAGATTTTGATATCAATTTTAACAGAAATGAATATATTAATGACGTTTCTGTGATGAAAGACCGACACGCCATAAGACAATCAATTATGAATATTGTATTAACAAGACCTGGTGAAAAACCATTTAAACCTTCGTTTGGCGTAGGCATTCATGATTATTTGTTTGAAAATTGGACTCCTATGAATGCCTCCTTTTTAGAAAGAGATATAGTATGGGCTGTGCGTGCATGGGAACCGCGCGCAGAAGTAGAATCAATTATTATAGATGAAGATAATATTGATAGTAATGAGGTATCAATAGAAATAAGATTTGTTATTCTCGGTGGATCACTATCCAATCCAATAATAGAAAGCATACAATTAGCACTAACAAAGGTTAGATAACAATGGCAAAAAGTAACGTAGACATTCAACTTGGATCTTTAGACTTTGATGGTATTAAAAATAGCATCATTGATCATTTAAAAAAACAAAACACTCTGAAAGATTATGATTATGAAGGATCTGCAATGCAAGTTCTTCTTGATGTTTTGGCATATAATACTTCATATTATGGGTTCTATTCTAATATGTTAGCAAGTGAAATGTTTTTAGATACTGCTCAAAAAGAATCTTCTTTGATTTCTCTTGTTAAACCATTAGGTTATCTTGTGCCCGGTGCAAAGTCTGCCAGAGCATTAGTAAAAATTCGTCAGGGTGGTACAAATGGAACAGTGCCTCGCTATACTAGGTTTAGTGGGACAAGCAGCAGTGGTATTTCTTATAATTTTTATACAATTGAAGAATATGGATTAGATCTTAACGGGGAGGCTGTGATTTCAATTGTGCAGGGGAAATCTCTAACAAAAGAACAACCCATATTAATAGATTCAGCAACACAAAAGGGATTTATTTTAGGATTGGATGTTGATATTAGTACTATAAGATTAGAAGTTTTAGATTATAATGGAGATGGTACATGGGTAGAGTGGGCAAGGGCAGGCAACATTGAACAAGGATTGGATGATACGAGTCAAGTATATTGGTTAGAAAGAAGTGATATGGGTTTCTTTGTTATATTTGGTGGAAACTTAGAAAATAGTGCATATGTTCAAGTTGGTAGAAGTTTAAAATCAAATGATTTGGTAAGGTTGAGTTATTTAAAAAGTGAAGGAGAAAGAGGAAATCAACTTGGAAATTTCAGCGTGAATGGTTTTTCTGCAACGACTGAAACTGTTTCATTATCTTCTGGGGGATCTAATGGACCAGATTTAGAATCTATTAGATTTTTTGCCCCAAAGTGGTTTGCCGCACAAGACAGAGCAGTGACGGTAGAAGATTGCAGAGCATTGCTCGCTGCGAAAGGTTTTGTTAGCGATTCTAGTAACCCATATTCCAATTTTAATGTATGGGGCGGTGAAGAAATGAATCCACCAAGATATGGTAGGTTGTTTGTTTCTTTGGGAGACACTACGGAAGAAAATCCGGTTGCTGCAACAAAAGCAATTGATATATTAGAGCAAAAAACGTGTGTGACTGTGTTACCGGAATTTATGGACGTTGATAGGTTTTATGTTGAGGTTTATGGGAAAATATATTATGAACCGTTAGAAACATCACTAGATGAAAATACTCTGTTATCAATGGTAGTGAAAAACATTTTTGATAATAATCCGAATGGTTTTCGGCAAACCTATGATAGTGGTGTTATTTCTAATAACATCAATTCTCTAAATGCTGCATTTTATGTTGGTTCAAATGATATTAAGTTTAAAGTGTCCAATAACGTTCAAGTGTTTTCCCAAACACCGCGAAGCCTAATAAAATTTAGAAACGAATGTGAATCAGGAAGTTTAATTACAACAGAGTTTATGCCAGGATCAGCATTTGGGGGGTTGGACGATGACCAAAAGATATATCTAAAATCTTATGGTAATGTTAGTAACGGTAAGCAAAGCATTATTGCTGCGTATTTTGACGAAGAGATAGAAATAAGTCTAGGCTCGGTCGGTCATTTTATTCCAAACACTGGCGATGTTGTGTTCATAAAACCGATGATTGCTGCGGAAGATTTTAGTTTGAGTGTAGACATAACAAGTACGGGTACTAATACTTTTATTAATAAAGAAGAAATGTATGCTATCACAAGAACCAATCTTGAAATTGTAAAAAGAAACTTAGGATAATGTTTTACGGATCATTATTCTCAAATCCGAAGAATACAGGCGGTGGTAGTCGGGCAGATCATTACCGTTTGTTGTTATTGGGTCAGGAAGTACCGGCACTCGATTTAGTAGTTGAGAACGTCATTGATATAGAGCATTTGTTTCCTTTGTGGATACGAGAAAGAAGTAATAGCAGTTCACCATCTAATCATTTGATAAAATTCACACAAGAATATTATAATTGGTTATATAGCAAGAGTGGTTATGAATTATCTGCAACTGATTTTCATTCAAACGGATTTCAAAGATTAGTTGATATTGCTGAAACTCCAGTTCAACTCCTAAAACATTTTGTAAACACATATTCAACTGGGTTTCCAAAATGGTTTGTTGATGAGAAGATGTTATCTGTTGATTCGGGTATTCGTAATTTTATAACTGGTATTCGTACTTTTTTCTATCAAAAGAAAGGCACAGAGGAATCATACCGATACTTTTTTGAAATGTTGTACGGGGATCAAAGTGACGATCAAGGTAATCCGATAGATGTAGAAGTTAATATGTACTATCCTAAAGTACATATGTTAAGATTAAACGGTGGTAGATTTTTTGGATTTCCGTTTCTTAATCCAGATGGCATTACTGGAGAATATTTTGATGCTAAAAGATCATTACGACATTTAGGTGGAAGTTATCTCAACGGTCCATTCAAAATACAAGATAGTGATTGGTATCAAGAATATTCGTATGTTTTATCTACTGGGGTTTCCTTGGAAGATGAAGATTCGGGACAACCAATTTATACCGAATCTCTTAAAACCCTTCTGCATCCTGCTGGTATGAAAGCATTCTTAGAAAAGACACAAGAAGATTATGTTGCCCCAGATGATTACGATGGAGGTTTTAATGTATGTGAATCTCCAGTACTTGGTAATTATTTTCCGTATAGATTGAATGATAATAGTTCTCTTGCTCATTGTGTTGGTTGTTCTGGTGCAACAGGCAGTTCACAATATCATTATGATGGACCAACCGCAATGCGAAATTTAGTAGCAGAAGCCAATTTGGGTGGTACTCATGGTTGGACGTATGGTAATGCGTGGAATGCTGTAGGAAATTATGGCATTACATTGGATTATCATTTACCAACATATGCATATCCAAATTGGGCGGATGGTATAACGGGAGATTTAGAACAGAATACATTTGGAAACATATATATTAGTACATTCCTATATCTGTGTCCAAATGATAATAGTCCGAATTTAGGAGTGACTGGTTGTACCGCGTCTGAAGATGCAGACGGTGGAGCATGTTGGTAGAAAGGTAATAAGGTAACATTTAAATGGCTGACATTAATAAAAAAATCATATCTAATGCTATAAAGAAATATTTACGATCAGAGAAACTGGCATTCGTTTTAGGAAATAGTAACGAAACGATCAATCGTTCGTTAAACAATCAAGAAGATATAATAACATCATCATCTGTTGCGTTTACAATAAACCCTAAACAGATAACAGAAGCAATTAGAGTGCCGAAGGAGGTACAGCCAGCAATATGGAAAATTGGATTGACAAAGAAAGTAGGGACTTTTAGTTCTAACATACCAGGCAAGCCAGATGAAAATAATTGGTCATTGTTTTATGGAACGGGCCAATATGGCAATTATGTATTTCTTATACTTTCTATAAGTGAAAACAATGACCTCCAGTATGAATCAGATCCTGTCGTTATTGTAGAAAATTTGATTGATATTTCTGGTAATATTGCGAAGACATCTGATGGGAAAATATTATATTGTGCAGTTCACAAAACAGAAGATAATTGGATAACAAATTATAAAACTCATTACATTCCATATTATAATGTAAAGGACAACATTAAAGAAAAAGAAGAATATTATACCAGTAATGCTTCCAATGCAACTAGAATATGTGGTGCTGGAAATGAACAACGGTGTGGAACATGTTGTCTTTATTACTCAGAGGGTGGATACGATCCTATTGCTGGGTTAACGTTCTCTGCTGGCGGTTTCTATAAATGTATAGAGAGTAAATGTTACCAATGTTCTGAAATTGCACAATCTTTAGGTATGAGACATATATTCAATAATTGGAGGGGGGGTACTGGTGTAACTGGTGGAACTGGAGGTCGTTGTTCGGTATGCGATTCTGTTAATTTCCCATCCGAATGTGGTCCATGTCCGTGTAGTATAAGTTGGAGTGATGATAGTTATTACAAAAATATAATTAAGGATCCAAACATATCATCGGAATTGTCGGAATGGAAAAATGCTAATTATGAAAATATTGGTAGGGAAAAATATGGTAATGGATCAATATCGCGTGTTTCTATTAATCTCAGTGGTGTGTCGTTGAATGATAAAAAACTTTCTTCTGGATGGAAAAATAGAGATTTATATGTTCCCTTTAGTGCAGATTTTTCGTCTTCTGGAAGAGAACCGTTAATAAGAGTATTAACATATAAAGATAGTAAGGGTAATCAATATATTAACGGTATTGCACATGCGGTTGATCACGGTGATAAACTTCGTAACATTAAGATTAATACGGCCGTATGGGAAGATATGTTCCCTAACGTTCCTGCAAACAGGTTGAGTATTGAATTAATTCCGAGTGGTGGATTTCCAGCAAACCTAGATTCGATATTTGGTATGGGTACTTTGTTGTCTGTTGACATAAAAAATAGTGATATCGAAAACACTGGAACAATTCAAACTGTATTTAATATGGTAAGTATACAAGCCTTTAAGGATGAAAACGATATTAATGCCTTGTCTGGATTGGGTCCAAGTCAAATACATAATTTTATTACATGCATTGTCATCGAGGCTCATAAAAAAGAGTATTTAGGTTTGTCCATGGAGACACTACCGGATAAAGATTCTTTGATGCTTTCGCAGACTAATCCGTATGCTGGTGGGGCAGGAGATTCACAAACTAACAAAACAACAATTAATAGTGTGAGAGTATTAGCATCAAAAAATAAACCTGGTTCTTCAACGATAGTGGTAATGGAAATAGCGTCTAATTCCCCAGAGAATTTTATAGTGGGGAATGAATTTAATATAGATGATATTACATGGGTGATTGATTCTGTTTCTATACCAACTTCTTATAGTGGAGATAAAATTAATAAAGCAAAAACTAATATTCTACATCTTGACAAAACAAATATAAATATAAGCAAAGCAAACGATCCAAACTATGTTTCTTCATGGAGTTTCAGATTCTTCTTGGGTGGTTAGTAATCGGTAAAGGAAAAACAATATGGCACATTATAATATACAACCATTTTATGGAGGAGGTAATCCATCGTTTCCTCTCTCCGTGGCTCCATACAATAGTAGAGTAGAAGGACAAGAATTGGTTTTTGGTGATGATGAAATTGATCTTGTTCCTAAAAATTATCAATTTATTGCATTCCGACCAGGATTTCCTTTACAGGCTTCTGAACTCAATGAAATGCAAGAGCATTTTCAAATGCAACTCACCCTTTCCATTGCAATGATGCATAATTGGATTACTTCTGGTACAGGAAAACATTGGGGATCATATGATAGAAACAATTCTGGGGGAGAGGGAAGCGAATCAGTTCCGTCTGATGTTCCAGAAAATGGGATAGGTGTTGGGGGAGTATCACCAAATGGAGTATTAGGAGACTCTAATTATGCAATAAGTGGTCCTGGGTGGAAAGGTTCATGTCCCCTCCACCCATATCACACACCATACATTCCGGGTGATGGTGCAGGACAAGCACCTGTTACTGCACAATTTAGTACTACTGGGGGCGGATTTGTTCAATTAAGTTTTTGGTCCGGCTGGTGGCTAGTAGAATTAACAGATGATACGGAGATTCTCCCGGGCGGCTCTCAATTGAAAGACATTAGCGGCATGAAACATTGGGTATATTTGACCAGTTCTAACCCAAATCTTCCAGCATTTACAATTAATGTAGTAACAGATCCCATTGGAGGAAATATTGAAAAGGTCGTTGGGTTTAAACTTAGCAGCGATTATTATGGGTGTGAACCATGTGCTGAAGGAGAATCACCGCCATGTAATGACGATACAGATTTAGCAGATAATTCAGCAGGGTTTCCGAACTCAATTGCATGTGGTGCCAGTCGTTATGGTATTAGTTTCATGACTGTTGGTGAAGCATCTCCCAACAGTGCAGGGGTTTGGTCAGACACACAACTAGGACAAAGACAAAGACTAAGTTTAGTATGTAAAGTAAATCCGGCAGAAGGTACTGTCCGTTATATGAATAATATATTAATAGGTCAAAGATGATGTATAAATATAACATAATAGAAGAGATCAAATAATGGGATTCACAGAAGACAATCTATACCAAATATGGAACTTAACTCAATCTACTACTTTTGCAGATTGGGTGAGTCATTATAATGCTCTTGTTGTTGAAAAACTCAATCGGATGTCAATCTATACTGGTGCATCCGGCGATGGTATCGTATTTACATTGGGTACTACTGCTTCAAACGATCCGTTAGGAGGAATAACATCAGGATCTGATTTAAGTGCTGGTGTGTTCAGATGCTCTCTTGCAGATGTGATTCCAAAGGGAATTACGTTTTCAGGAGATGTTAGCATTGACGGTACTTTAAATTATGATTTATCTAAAGCAGAACTTACTTCAATTAAATCAAAAGTATATCCTCTTGGTGGTTACACGGCAACCAAAGGTTTTACTTTTGGTAGGGTAGTAAGGGTTGCTGGAGAAGTTGATGGATGTTCCGGTGGTCCTGAATATTTTCTTTCCAGAGCAGACAATAAAAATTATGCAGAAGTTTTTGGTGTTATTTCTGGTATTACTTGGCCGCATAGTGGCGGTACACCACAAGGACCATATAATTCAGCAAACACTTATATCACAGTCACTACTCACGGTAAAGTTAAGGGTGATTTCACCGGAGCAACAGATTTTTATGGTGGATTGAGTGCCGGTTCTGTTTATTTTCTAAGTCCCGGTAATAGTGGAGGAATCACTAGAGTTGAACCCGTGGTTAGCGGGCAAGTTAATAAGCCAGTAATGCTTGGTGTCACTTCTGATGTTGGATATGTGCTACATTATAGGGGTCAATATTTACAGGGTTCTGGTACGGGTGGTACGGGTGGAATTGATAATAACCGATTTATTGTGAGTATTGATGCAGGAACCGATATCGTCCGAGGCGATGTCGTCGGATATGATGGGAGTTCAGTGACACCAACCAATGCTGATTGGAAAAAACTAAATGCTTCTAGTGATGATCTTGGAATTGCCGTTGGTATATGTATTACAAGTCCTTTTGTGTTAGATGCACAAACTTATATTCAAATTGTTGGTACAGGATATATTGATGATATTCCAACAAGTGATGGTGGTAGTGGTTTGCTATATGTTGGACACGACAGTAAACTAACATCAACAAATCCCGGCGGAGGAGGCGGACAAGTAAAACCATTTGCAGTTGCATGGCCTAGCGGTGAAGATAGACGAGGTTTCATATTTAATCAAAACCATAATAGTGGTGGTGGTGGACAAGCGGCAGCAGCCACACGGGGGGGAGATGGCGGCAGAAATTGGGCATTCCGTTCTACCTCAAGTGGTGGCACTACATATGGTCATGCAATGAATGACAACATTCTCATTAATGGGAATTTTGATATTTGGCAAAGGGGTGCAGGGGTTCGCGGTTCAACCGGAACAACATACTTCGCTGACCGTTGGGTCCGAATGGATGGTGTTTCCGGTGGTGGTGGTACGGCAGGAACCTATACTGTTGCAAGAAATACGTTTACTGTCAACCAGACTGATGTGTCCAACGAACCAGTATATTACGTTACCCTACAAAACAATGTCCATCCTCAAGGTGGAATAGCGGGCGATTGTGTTTACATTGAAAACCGAGTAGAAGATGTAAGAACATTGCGTAATGAAAACGCAACAATGTCATTCTGGGCTAAGTCTGGTGTTACAGGTGCTACCATGGATTTGGTGATCAATCAATATGATGGCACAAATACCTTTACATCCTACCCTGCGTCAGTCCAGTTAGGAACATTGTGGAGTAAATATGAAATTGCATTCCTTGTACCTAATATTACAACAACGCCTAGTGGTAATAAGGATTATGTTGGTTTCGGGTTTAGTACAGCAAGATTAAACACAACACTAGATTTGGCAAAAGTTAAACTAGAAAGAGGACTAATTGCAACCACTAATCCAAAATCAAACGTAAATGATGAGTTGAATTTGTGTAGTCGGTTCTATCAGAGAAGTTATGGTGTAGATCAATCTACTCACACACAAACCATGTTAGATTCTAATACCCCCAACGATACTGTTGTTGATTTTCTTATTACTCCAAGTAAAGATTACTATTACAAGTTCCCAGTCGTAATGAGAGGTGATCCTACAGTTACTTTATATTCACCAAAAACTGGTACAACTGGCGATGCACTCAATAGAACATCAGGTAGAGATTTGAAAAAATCCTCTGGTACTAGAGGGTATGAAAGCAAAACGAGAGTCATCTCAGCAGCAGCAACTTCAATAACAGCCGAATATAGAACTAAAAATGGTATATACCTATTCGTTCCTGCTGGAACAGTTCTGTTTGATAACGTTTCCGTTCATTACGTTGCAGATGCAGATTTAGATGAAAATATGCCAAACACATGAATGGAGTAATCACTAATGCCAAGTTGTAATAGTAATAGTTCAAACCTAAGCGGAAATGTTAACATCACTAACATCACGCATAGTGGTGCTAGGTTGTTAATGACTATACCGCTGTCAGGTTTTTCTGGTGGTGTTGTTGGAGAGTGTCCCGAAATGTGTCATGGTATTACAACTGGTGATGCTATTAGGTATAATCCGTTAACATCATATTATACAAAATCACAAGGCGATGTTGCGCAACATGCAGAAGTTGTCGGTGTTGTAGAATCAATTGATGCTGATAACAATTCGGTTGAGGTAGTATTATCAGGACAGATTAAATATCCTCTTGCTAAAGTTATTAATGCAACACATGTAGATCCTGATATGGATCCTGATGGAACTAATATTGCAGGAGCAAGTGGTGGAAATGATATTTACTTTTTGAGTGAGATTACGGCAGGTAAATTACAAAACTTAGCACCAGCAACACCCAGCACTATTGCAAAACCAATTTTTCAAGTTGCACCCGATGGGAATTATACAGGACAGGTGACAAATTATATTGGCTATCAAATAGGTGGAAATGTTAGTGGAGAAGAAGAGTTTTCAGAACCTGCGGGTGCGCAAAGTAACCAACTTCTTTTTGGTGGAGATGATGGGTTATCTTTAATTGAAAACGGTTGGTACAATGCTACTATAAGACGATGGTTTTCTTTAAGAATTGATGATAAAGATTATTCTGGAGACACATTTATCAAATCGTATAAAACATTTGGTAAACGAGCAGGTGTTAGATATAAAGTCACAGTAGAATGTATAGATTCGGCATTATCTACAATTATAAAAAAACGTGCCACACAAAAAGGCCCAGATGGTAAAGTAATTGGGCGTTATATTGTTGTAGATGCAGACAGATCTACGAGTGTGTTGTGGTTAGAGGGTGTGGGGACATTGCAGGATAGTAAAAAAATACATATTGGCACATCCACTTATGATATTTCTTATTCCGTCATTACAGCATTCGCACTCCCCAAAGTGTACTCAAGAAATCCAGTTGCATCGTATGTGGATATAAATAATAATGCTATAACTGTCCAAGAAGTTCTCTTCTTAAAAGTTCCAGCAGATGGTAAGGGACTTTCAGTGACTTTGGTTCCTAATGCCACATTTAATACCATAACGGTTAGAAACCAGTTTGATGTAGGAAATTCTACACATATCGTAACTGATCTAACAGCAACTGTTAAGGAGATTGCTGATGCAGTGGCAGACTTAAATATTAAAATAAATAATACCCCTGCTTCTTCTGAAGCAAATAAATTTCAAACAAGAATCTCCAGAGTAGAGTAAGAGAGATTTAAAATGGTAGTTATTCGTGGTAGTAGTTTCTTTCAACCAAGTTCAGTAACAGGAATTACTGGACCCACTGGACCTACTGGCCCTACTGGCCCTACTGGTCCCTCTGGAAGAGGCGCAATCGGGCCCACTGGTTTGAGCGGCGGTCATATCATCGATGCTTATATTGTCAATACGGATAAACTTCATACAATATTTGCACTTTCGGATGGTAAAACTGCTGGATATACTACCACAACAAAAATTCAAGGACCAACCGGAAACACTTATGTAATAATAGACGGGGGTAACACTTGGGGGTCTTCTGCTCCTCGGGGTGGTGCTACTGTATATAAAGAAGACAACTATGTAAACATAGACAACAATAATATTACCATCAAGTCTCTTGAGGTTCGTGGTGGTAGTATTAGTTTAATACAAGATGAATCTCTCAACACTATTAATATTCATTATGATTTGGGTAATACTGCTGCGGGATATGCCAACTTAGTATCTGGTAGTACGGGTCAGTTAGTTGGTTTTAAGACGAGCAATTCATCTTTGTATGGGTTTACGGGTACAACTTACGACAATAAAACAAAATCTCTTGAATTAAAAATAAAGGGTTATAAAGAACGATCCAAATATTTTGAAGTGTCTACAACAGATACCACAAAGGATTTTTATAATATTAATGTTGGAAGTGAGCCGGAATATTTGTTTTCTGGTACAGTTGATCCTAACAAGCACAAAACATTTATTCTTGATATGTTTCAGGTGTGGCCGTTGCCAGGAGCCGGGCCCGACCTTTCAAGTGATGATAGGAGAGTAATTGTTGGTATTACGGCTGCATCGTTTGGTTACACGGGCAATTCAGATCACGACAACAAAAAATTAAGTAAATCCTTTTCTCTTATAGTTCATGGAGCAACCAATTCAGCATTTCTTGATTATAGGTTCAAAAATACAATTTGGCCTTATGATAATCAACCTTGTTTTAGTGGTGGAACAGACATCTTTAATTTTTTCTGGTTGCCTTGTGAAAAACGAGCAAGTGATCCAGAAAATCCTGACAATTTTGATATTTGTCCTGATGGGGTATCATGGCATGGGAATGTTGTACAATGGCGTTCATCTGATACCGACATGAAAGATGAAAAACCCTTTTGGTGTAACGAAGAAATGGGCGAACCAGCAGGTTTTAGAGGTGGTGTAGTTGATTATCCTCAGATTCATATATCTTCAACTGGAACTACAGGATCAACAGGTGCTTGTTGTATGGGTGATGGAAAATGTATTCATACAACATTAGCGTTGTGTTCTGGTTATTTTATGGGATCGGGAGTAAAATGCGGTTCTACGGGGGCTACAGGTTCTTGTTATGGTGTAGGACCGTGTTGTGTTCATTATGGGGATCAGAACAGCATTGAATGTTTTGATGATTTAGACATCAATGAATGTATTAATCTGGGTAGTATGTTGAATGTTACCACTCAATTTGGAGGAATAAATTTAGATTGCTCAGATGTGTATTGTAACAGTATTCAGACCAAAAAGGGTGCATGTTGTGATGGTGTTGGTTATTGTGATTATAAAACAAAAATAGATTGTGTAAATAGTGGTGGCTATTTCTTGGGTATTGGTTCTTCGTGTGTTCTTAATAATGGTACAGATGTGTGTTCTGGTGGAACAGGTGCGTGTTGTAATTCTAACAGTTGTGTTGATACATACTCTGGTGCATTGTGTATAGATGGAGGAAATGTGTATGCGGGTCATGGAACAAAGTGTGCGGATACTATATGCAGTAGTCGTAGGGTTGGAAGAAGCACAAGTGTCATTCCATTAAAATTAAAACCAGGTGACATATATGGCGGCGGTATGGTAGTTGGTTTATACCGTCCATTTGGTTCTGTGCTGCTCGGCAATAAATATTTTGGTGGCGATAATAATACACACTGGCGACATCTTATGATGGGTGCTACTGGATCAACATCTGATTCGGGATATACTGCTGATATTTATAGATCAAAATATGATTATTGTGGTTATGGTTTTAGTGCTGATAGAAGTTGTTCAGATCTTGGTCCATTGGACAGTAACATAAATGATAGTATTCCTGATGCATATTATATAATCACATCTCTTTCACCAATTGCAATAACAGGCGACAGAGATGTGGTAAATTTAAACGATCATCCGGGTGCAACACAAGAATTTTATTGGGGAAACCGGGGAAGCGCATGGGGTCCGTTGTATAATCAAAACATAAATAAATTTAATGATTTGAACACTTCTTATAATAGAATATTTGATATGTCTGAGGGATATTGGTATATGCATGGGTATACTGGATCGGCAAATAACATCTCAACTTATACTTTCCCGTCATGTAGAAAAATAAGACGAACGGATGATAGTGTTATTGAAACTCTTCTTAGAAAACCAGTGCAATCTGCACATGGTCTTTGGCATCGCAATTGGGGGCTGTATAATAATATACGAATTATTAGTGCGGATAATGCACTTTCACAAGGATATGGTGTTAGCGGTGCATTTAGTTCAGATCAATTTGGACCAGGATTAACAGGTTCTTACATGTCATCTATTCGCGTTGCTAGATTGTTCTCCGATCACATATCTGGAACAGGCGATACGGGAGGTATTGAGGGCATTACTGGTGGAAATATACCACAACTTTCATCGTGGTATGTTCCAAGTTATGATGAAATGTCATTTATCGCAGCAAATTGTATAGATGATTCCCCGTATAATTTTAATCTCAATTATCATCTCTTTACGCACGATGAAGGAATTCCTTTTGATGGGTGGTACTGGACATCTACAGGAGCATTCGATGAAAATAAAGGATTTAATGCTGGTGTTGGTGAAGGTATTATTAGATTAGATACTTCAGGATTGACTGCTGACCCTGGAACTCTTGCATGGGCGGTAGAGTTTGATGCGGATGGAAACAAAAATAATTTCTCGTTTGGTAAGAAGAATAGAATAGAACAGAAATATCAAGTTAGACCTATAAGAATAATCAGAGCAGATGGGTTATATGCTACTGGTGGATCAGAAAACGAAAAACTTTGGAAGTTGCCAAATCTTCTTCGTGATTCTGATAAGGGTATTAATCAAAAATAATTGGAGATGAATATATAATAGATGATAAGAACATACGGATCAAGCAGAATAGAAGATATCACTGGTTCGCTTGGCTTCGCCGGGCCCAGCGGTCCTATCGGAGCCATTGGAGCCACCGGGGCTACCGGAGCCACTGGACATACTGGCCCTGCTGGACCAATAGGAAGTGGCATATCAAATATTTCTTTGTTTGGTGAAAGTTATGCGATAGAGGGATCTAATCCTCCTGCTGATGGTGATGGTGGTGTTAGTGATAAATTTGGTAAGTACGGAATAAGGGAAGCGGGTGATTATAAAATTTTCGGTGATCCGAGACACAATACGGGTGGTGGTAGAGTACGGGTATACAAAAAAGGAAACACTGCCGGATGTACAGCCGGTTCTAATTGGTATAATGAAATAGATCTATCACCCATCGGCGTTGGTGATGGTTGGGCAACGGGTCGAAATACAGATATTACTATTTTTGATAACGGGGATGTTGTGGTTGTCGCTGGTGCAGAAGGGGCAGAAGTCGGCGGCAATGCAACCGGTGCTGTATATGTGTGGAAAAGAGATTATTCTACAGAAGTGTGGACACAGGTACAAGAAATAGGGGCCCCTGGTGTTCAATCCACCTGGAGAAAAGTAGGACGGGGTGCATGTTTAGTTGATGCTAAAACAAACTCTCTTTTCTTTTCAAAAGCACCGGGGCAGGGCAGCGACACGCAATCAGCATTCATTTGGCATTTTACCACATCCGATAGCGGAGATACTTGGACTGAAAATACAACATGGACTGCTAAGACACTGGATGAAATAAGAGGATGGACCTCCTCAACAGATGATGGGGGCATTAGTGGGTTCAGTGATAGTCAAATTACTGAAGACAGAATGATACTGGCAGCACACGCCGATGATGCGTATATGGGTGGCATTACAATATATGAATATACAGATAGTACATGGCAAAGGGTGTTTTATAAAAAAGGAATATGCGAGTCGGGGTCGCCCTGCGAGCCCGGACCCTACAAGCCTTCTCTTGGTTTAGATTCTGCGATTCATAAAGATATTGCTGTTGCTGGTTCGCCAAATAGTATAAATGGTCATTTGATCCCACGGAAGGGGATCAACTATCCTCCGGGACATGAAAACTTAAAGGTGGGGGAGAATGCAAATTATGGTGCTTATAATGGATCTGTTTTTGTTTATAGGAGAAATAGTGATGGAAACTGGACACATAGTCAATTAATAGATAATCCATTTCCAGAAGCGGGTGCAAATTTTGGACATGGTGTTGATCTGTGGAAAAACATTCTTGTTATTGGTGCGTGTGGTGCCGGAAACCATAACAATGCTACTGACGGCTCACCTGGCAGAGTGTATATCTATAAAGATGAAAGTCAAGCCGGGGGGCCATCGAAGTTCGTATTAAAAGATATTATATATCCATCTAAGAATTATGTGTGGGTCGATGAGGGTGGGATTGCTGGCGATAGTGTTACAGGTATTGGATGGGGAATAAAGATATCCTACAGGGGAGGGGATATTGCGGTTGGCGCGCCGTCTGGATTTACTGGGGGTGCCCCCACGGTCGGTTCTGCCTTTATATTATCTGAAGATTATTTAAATATTACTATTTCTGATGTCAGAGATGAGTCTGATTATGATAC